CAATTCAAGCTTGGGCCAGTAATTTCACGCATGCTCAAGCAAATGAAAGTGCCCAACATCAACGACATCATGAACGATGTGCCTGCACCTGAGCAACGCACCTCGGCAGATGAGAATGCGGCTATGCTCGTGGGCCAGTCAGCCTATGCGTACATTCAACAAGATCATATTGCTCACATTCAAGATCACTTGCAGTTTGCTATGAATCCGTTCTTGGGCCAAAACCCATTTGCAGACCCGGCATACCTCAACAACTTGATCGAGCATTTGAAACAGCACATGACCTTGTGGTACTTGAACCGCTCGAATGGCTATGTGCAAGAGATGACCGGCAAGCCAATTGACGACTACGATAATCCGAACCTCACACCGACCATCGACAAGGTCTTCACGACCATTGGCGCCCATGTGATGTTGGATGTCAATGATGTGTTTGGTGACTTGATGCCGTCGTTCCAGAAGATCATTCAAATGGCTCAAGAGCGCAGTCAACCCAAGCCACCTCCAATACCACCTGATGCACAAGTGGTACAGCAGACAAGCATGGCTGAGACACAGCGCAAGACCCAGAAAGATCAGCAAGACGCTCAACTGGCTCAGGCTCGTTTGGCTCTGGATCAACAAAAAGCTCAGATGGACAATCAGACTAAGATTGCCATTGAGAACGCCAAGATGACGCATGAGACGATTCGACAAGCGGCTCAAGCTCAAGCACAGGTACCTCAAATGCCTGTGACACCACCGGCCCCACAAGGGCCACAACCTCAACCACAAGGAGCTCCAAATGGCAACATCTGATTACGAACAGAGAACCATTGATGTGCCGCAACACAAGCGTATCGCTCAAGGCGAAAAACTTGACGGCACTTCAATGCAACCTAAGGGTGGAAGTCAATCTTCCTCTGAAGGTAAAAAATCTGGCGGTCTGGCACATGCTGTGACCAAAAAGAATAAATGATTGAGCAACTGATCCATAGGATCAAATTACGACAAGACGAGTTGAAGGTGGCTCTATCCGTAGGGGCGCCAATCAATTGGGAGTCGTACCAACGATTAGTCGGTGAGCATCAAGGGTTGCAAGCAACCTTAGACATTATTGACAACATCTTGGAAGAAGAAGAAGGCAAACTTTAACCAATGCGCTGATTAAGCGCGCTTATGCACCTGAAATATGGTGATGGAGATTTAAAAATGAGTGACATTAAAGACATCCCTACCATCGAGGGACAATCAGGAGCGCCTAACGCCGAAGAAATGGCATGGGCGTTCCCTGATGTACCGGCAGGACAAGCTCCTTACGGTGGTCGTGTGATTGTGCAACTGCGTCGAATCAAAAAGAAGGCAGGCCGCATCATCATCGTCGATGAAACCAAAGAAAACGAAAAGTGGAACAACATGATCGGCAAGGTCGTGGCAATTGGGCCGCTTGCTTTCAAGAACAGGGACACCATGCAACCATGGCCTGAGGGCTCATGGGCTGAGATTGGTGACTTTGTACGGGTTCCAAAGTGGGGTGGTGATCGTTGGGAGCGCAATGTCCCATCGGAAGCCGACCAAGAGTTTCAAGAACCCGTGTTATTCATGACGATTAACGACCACGAACTGATTGCTAAGGTCACTGATGACCCGCTTTCGTTCAAAGCCTATGTGTAAGGAGAAAAAACATGGCAGAAGCTAAAGAGAATATCGAAGTTGAAGAGCTAAATGACGGCTCTGCAACCGTCGAAGTGCCTGAAAAAATGCTCGAACCTGAAGTTGTTGAAGAACAAAACGGGTTTGATCGTGCAAAAGAGGCCAATGACGCGGATGCAGACAACCCAAATGACAGCGCAGAGGTGCGTGACGCAAAACGCAACCGTCGCCGGGCAAAAAAAGACCTGATTCGCAAGACAAATCAGGAAAAAGATGTCCGTCTTCAACAATTACAGCGTGAAAACGAGGAATTCAAGCGCCGCTTGAACCAGTTAGAGCGCAATACCAAGGCCGAACAGGTCGTCAAGATCGATAAAGCGGCTGACGACGCGATGACGCGCCTTGAATACGCCAAAATGAAGATCGCAGAGGCCACACAGGCCGGCGATGGACAGGCTATGGTGGCGGCTCAGACGCTGATGATGAATGCTCAAGAGGAAGTCAAGCATTTGCGTCAGTTGAAGAACCAAGCAGAGCGCAATTTGAAGCAACCCAATGACGCGCCCCCTGCAAACCCACAAGTTCAGCGCCTTGCAAAGGACTGGATGAACAAGAACCGTTGGTACAACCCTGCCAACAATGACTCTGACAGCAAGATTGCCAAAAAGGTCGATGAGATCATGGCAAATCAAGGTTGGAATCCGGCTGATCCCGAATATTGGGAAGAATTTGATAGCCGTTTGCAAAAAGAATTGCCTCATAGGTACAATGGAAACAATGACGACGGAAATCGTAATGTCAGACGACCAAGGAATGTTGTGACTAGCTCAGGACGAGAAGCATCAGCGGCATATGGGGGCTCTAACCGCTCCCAATTTGTACTTTCACCTGAAAGGGTGAGAGCTATGAAGGACGCGGGTGCTTGGGACAACCCTGAGCGAAAAGCTCGCATGATCAAAAACTTTATTGCGTTTGATCGCGCAAACCGTAACAACTAATCTAAGGGGAAAACATTATGGAATCTAGACTCAAAAAATCTTTGAACGCTAACGGACGCCAAGACCGTGAAAACGGGGAAGCAGGACGCGTAGCGCCTCAAGAAAAGTTCGCTTCGACACAGGAACGCCGAAAGATGTGGAGTGAGGAGTGGACGCAATCAGCATTGCCTAAGTTACCCGAAATGGACGGGTGGCACCTTTGCTGGCTTTCAACAACCAACAGCTATGACAGCATTGATAAGCGAATTCGCCTCGGCTATGTACCCGTTAAGTCGGAAGAGTTGCCCGGTTATGAAGATTATCGAGTGAAGTCAGGTGAGCATGTTGGCTACATATCATGCAACGAAATGTTGCTGTTCAAGCTTCCTATGGAGCTCTTCCAAGAGGTCATGACCCTCATGCATCACGACAAACCTCGTGAAGAAGCAGAGAAAGTCAAGATTCAAATGGAAAGCCTGCAGGGGCGTGACAGCTCAGGTCGTCCATTGGTACAAGTTGAAGGCGAAGGTATGGGCTCTTTTGATCAGCAACCAAACAAAATGCCCGTCTTTTCGGGTTAACTTCTTAGGAGAAACATATGTCTAGTACATCAGCTCCATTTGGTTTGCGCCCTGCGTTCCACCCTTCTGGTCTGGATCGCGCCCAAGCGCTTGCTAATGGAATTACCTCTGGCTATTCAAACAACATTTTGAAAGGCCAACCTGTTGCTTATTCAGCATCAGCCGGTGTCATCATCCCCTTGACAACCAACCCTGCTTCCGGCTCTGCCGTGGCTTGGTCTGGCGCCTTTGCAGGCGTTGAGTGGACTGATACAACTGGTCGCCGTCGTATCTCTAACTATTGGCCTGCAAGCACCGCGTACACCACCGGTTCCTGCGTTGCTTATTTCTACAACGACCAAAACATCGTGTACGAAATCCAAGCTGACGGCTCAATGGCTCAGACTACCATCGGTAACGAGTACAACTTCACCAATGTGACCGCAGGCTCTACTACCACAGGTCTGTCGCAAGCCACTTTGGGCTCTGCTACTGCCGCCGGTAATACCGTCCAAGGTCAAATGCGTGTCGTTGATTTGGCCCCCTATGTGGACAATGCGTGGGGCGATGCCTACACCATCGTTCGTGTCGTTAACGCACAGTCACAGTTCTTCGGTGCTGTAACTGCTATTGCTTAAAAGGAGCTAAATCATGGCCGCACCAATGCGAAGTACGGATTTCCGTTCGATTGTTGAACCAATTCTCAACGAATGTTTCGACGGAGTCTATGATCAACGCGCTGACGAATGGTCACGCGTTTTCCGTGAGGAAGATGGTATTCCTCGTAACTACCACGAAGAGCCTGTCCTGTATGGATTCGGCGCCGCTCCACAATTGCCTGACGGTACTCCAGTGACCTATCAGCAAGGTGGCGTGTTGTTCTTACAGCGTTACCTCTACAAAGTGTATGGCTTGGCCTTCGCTTTGACCAAGGTTCTCGTTGAAGACGGCGACCACATCCGTATCGGTCAAGTTTATGCTCGTCACTTGGCACAATCCTTGGTGGAAACCAAAGAATTGTTGTCTGCGAACATTCTCAATACGGCCTTCAACAGCGCCTATCCCGGCGGCGACGGTGTGTCTTTGATCAACACTGCACACCCAATCGTCAACGGTACCTTCAGCAACCAATTGGCTACTGCCGCCGTGTTGTCTCAAACATCTCTCGAACAGATGTTGATTCAAATCCGTCAAGCAGTGGACAACAACGGCAAGCGTATTCGCTTGGTGCCCCGTCAATTGATCGTGGCTCCCGGCAATATCTTCCAAGCTGAAGTGTTGTTGAAATCTGTTCTGCGTACTGGTAACGCAAACAACGACATCAACCCAATCAAATCTATCGGTTTGCTTGACGAAGGTGCCGCTGTTCTGTCTCGTTTGACTTCCGCTACTGCATGGTGGGTTCAAACCGACGCTCCTGAGGGCTTCAAGCTCTTGATGCGTCGTCGTTTGGAGAAAACCATGGAAGGCGACTTCGAAACTGACACTATGCGTTACAAGGCTACTGAGCGCTACGCTGTGGGCTTTACTGACCCACGCTGTGCATACGGTACGCCCGGTATGTAAAAAATGTGGGGTGGGCCTAAAAACCCACCCTTTTTTGAAACCTGAGTGGTTCAAGCCACAAGGAGAAAAAAATGCCTCAATTTAGTGATGACTTGTTCTTGGGTACTGCCCAAGGCTATATCGGTACAAACAACACGAACGCTGAAGCCGTTATTACTGGTTCCGTAACTGGCACCACGATGACTGTGACATCGATGCTCTCTGGTGACACTTTGGTACTGGGACAATATGTTTCCGGCACTGGTATCACCGCCAATTCTTACATTTCTGCCTTTTTGACTGGCGCAGGTGGCACTGGTACTTATACCTTGAGCCAATCTTCGTCTGCAACTGGCTCAATCACAATTTATGCCTCAGGTAATTCTGGCCTTGGCGATCCATCTCCAATGGAAGTTGGCGTGGGCCCATTGGGTCGTGAGTATGTCTGGGATGTAATCCCTCAAACTCTGCAAGCCGCAAACATTGCCGCTTCGCAAACTCCTGCCGCCGCAGGCGCATTGACATTGACTGCAGGTACTTCTGCCAAGTCTGTGGTGCGCACCGACGGTACAACTGTCATTCAGTTGGATACGCCTCGCGCTGTTTCCATCTTCTTGACATCAGGTGGTACACCTCGCACCTACACCGTGTCGGGCTATGACTACTACGGTCAACCAATGACTGAGCAAATCACCACAGTTGCCAACGCAACTACACCCGGCAACAAAGCTTTCTATCAGATCGCTTCTGTGGTTGGTGCAGGTGGTGGCTCTGGCGCCGCAGTGACTGTTGGTACTACCGACAAACTCGGTTTGCCATTGCGTGTGTTTGATGCAGGCTACATTGTTCGCGCAGGTTGGAACAATACCCTTGCCAACGACGCAGGTACGCTTGCAGTTGCTGACATGACCAACCCTGCAACTTCGATCACCGGTGATGTTCGTGGCACCTACATCCCATCTAGCGCCACCAACGGCATCAAGCGTTTGGTGGTTGTCATCGCACTGCCCGGTATCGCCGCAGGCCCCAATGCAACTCGCACTGGTGCTCTTGGCGTGACTCAAGCTTAATAGGAGGCTGTCATGTCTGAATTCAAACCAATGGTGAAGATGTACACCGATGAGCCTTCAGTGTCCTTGAAGCTCAAAAAAGGTGGCAAAGTCAAAGCCAAGCACCACAAAGAGCATTCTGAGCATGGTCACAAGGCTATGCAACACCATGCCATGGGTGGTATGCATCAGGCTTTTGCTTCTGAGGCCGGTAAGGCCCCCAAGAAGCCTTCCATGATGGCTCGTGTGAAGGCAATGAACCCCCAGATGTACAAGAAGGGTGGCAAAGTTGCTCACAAGGCTTTGGGAGGCGCTATGCCCGGTGCTATGCCCGGCGCAATGGGTGCTCCTGCAGGTGGCATGAAGCCTATGGGTCAAGCGGCTTTGGGTCAAATGACTCCTCAGCAACGCATGGCTCGCGCCATGATGGTCAAGAAAGCTCTTGGCGGCATGAAGAAGGGCGGTTCTGCAGATCATAAGATGATCGAGAAGCTCGAAAAAGAACTTCACCACCACGAAGCTTTGGACATGGCACATGCTCACCACAAAAAGCATGGTGGCATGGCTCACCACGCTCACGGTGGCAAAGTTCATAAGACTTCTGGTCATCCTGAGGGCTCTCATGAGCACCACAAAGCCATGTGCAAGCACTATGAAAAGATGTGCAAGGCTGATGGCGGTTCTGCTCACGCCAAGCGCATGCTTGCTCACCACAAAAAGATGTGCATGGGCGGTAGCTATGCATCTGGTGGCGAAATTGATCGCGACGAAACCAAAACCACCATTGAAGGCAACGCAAAACGCTTTGTCAACAACATCCACGACGGTGAGCACCACGATCACACCAGTGGCAAGACTGGTGATGTCAAGTTGGGTAAGGCCGCAGGCTATAAGCATGGCGGTCACGCTCACAAAAAGCATCATTTTGCTGAAGGCGGTTCTACTGGAAACACTATCCCTAGTGACTCCAAGAAGAGCATGAACTCCGGCAAGATCAGCTTGGGTGGCACCATTGAAGGCAATGAGCACTACTACGAAGACACCGACATGCACACTGCAGACAAGTTCAGCGGCTCCAAAGCCACTGGCGGCGTTCGCATGAGCAATGCAGGTGGCTTCAAGCATGGTGGCAAAGCTCATCACAAGATGCACCACAAAGCTGACGGCGGCGCAATCGACAAGTACGAGACACGCGACACCGTTGAAGGCGGCAATTGGGAAAACCGTCCTGCTGACACCACTCCAAAAGGCAAAACCAACACCAAAACTGGTGATGTAAAGCTTGCTAATGGTGGTGGCTATAAGCATGGAGGGCATGCCTCAAAAAAAGCCTACGCCACAGGGGGTAATGTGAATGCTATGGGCAAGCCTGTGGCTATGCCCAAGCATTTCGTTAGCCAACCTGTGGCAAACAGCTTGCAATCTGGAACCTTTAAGAAGGGCGGCGAAGTCCATCACCACGCAGATGGGGGTCAAGAAAAACCTAATCTGCGTTTGATTAAGACCCACACCGGCCCTAAGGGCCATGTAGCCAAGGTGTACAAGGATCGTGACTGGGGCGAGCATCGCGTGAAATTCTTTAACCCTGAGGGCAAACACCTCACGGAAGGCGACTATCACACCGATGATGCTGAAGATGCCCACGATACAGCCATGAGCCAAGTTCACAAGGGCTATGCCAAAGGTGGAAAAGCCGCATTGTTGGGTGGATTGGGCAAGAAAATCATGTCCGATATGCCAAAAATGATGGGCCCTCTGGAAGGCAAGCCGCCAAAAGGTAGCGTCACGAAGACAATCACATCTGTGACCATGTCTCCTGTGAAAAAGCGCAGAGGCTAATGTGTGAAGTAAGCGAGGGGCTTCGGCCCCTCGCTTTTAAAAGGACATATTATGAGTAATGGAATCGTTTCATCGATCACCCGTGGTGGTCAAACTGAACCATTTGATCTGCAAGTAGCCCGTGGTCAAATTTTGGGTCATAGCACCGTCAGCATTTTTGGCTATCAAGCATCTGTTGGCACAACATCTATCCCAGTTTGGGAAAACGCAAGCACTTACACATACCCAACTTCAGCATCGACGCTGACAATGGTGAGTAGCTCTGCATCAGACAACACTTCGGCATCGGTTTTGATCAGCGGTCTTGACGCTAACTTCAATCCGATTTCGGAAACCCTGTTTTTGAACGGTACAACTGCTGTGACGACTGTCAACAGCTATTTCCGCATCAATAATTTGACTTTGGCATCCGCAGGAAGCAGTCAAACAACCAATGTGGGCACAATTACGCTGAAACAAAGTACCAATACTTTGGCTCAGATTAACCCCGGCATTGGTCGTTCACAAAGTACTGTTTACACTGTGCCTGCAGGCTACACCTTCTTCTTGGATTGGGTGGAAGCCAACACATCAAACCCTTACACCGGTACTGTGACTGTGACCTATAAGGTTCAAGCCGCAGACAATGTGTCTGGCGTGGCTCGTAATGTGTTGCAACAGCCTTTTGTGTCTATCTACACGGCAAGTCGCGTGGCTGATCCATTTGGTTATGCTCAGAAAACTGATATTCAGTGGCAGTTGTCGGCAAGCTCTGGAACTATTGCGGCAGGCATTATTGTGACTGGCAAGTTGATTCAGAATGCCAACACAACAACTGGCGTAGGTACCTGATCATGCCTAGCAAATCACCTGCACAACACCGACTGATGGAAGCCGCCGCTCACACCAAAGGTGGTGTAGGTGGTGTGCCTCAAAAAGTTGGCAAAGAATTTGTGAAGGCTGATGAAGGCAAGAAGTTCGCTAAGGGCGGTTTGTATGCCAACATCCATGCTAAACAGGAGCGGATAGCCCATGGGTCTGGCGAGAAGATGCGCAAGCCCGGTAGCAAAGGAGCACCCACTGCAGATGCTTTCAAGCAGTCTGCTAAGACAGTAAAGAAAAAAGAAGGTGGCCCTTCTCTTTCTGTTGGTCGCAAAGAAAAATTGCCGGTATCAAAAGGCGCAGGATTGACTGAAAAAGGTCGCGCCAAGTACAACCGCGAAACGGGTTCTCACCTTAAAGCTCCACAGCCCAAAGGCGGCTCGCGTAAAGACAGTTTTTGCGCGAGAATGTCGGGAGTGGTTGAACATTCAAAAGGCGATGCTGAACGGGCAAAAGCATCACTCAAGCGTTGGAAATGCCCCGGTTGGTAAAGGAGAAAATTATGGAATACAACCCATGGGCAAAAATCAATATGTCGCCCAAAGAAAGACAAAAGCTGATTGATGCACCTGCACCTTCTTACAACAAGGAGGCAGTTGACAAAGAAATCAATCGCTCAAAACCAAAAGTCGGCGCATCTGAAGCAAAAGCAATTCATGCTTTGTTGAAAGGTCGTTATGCCAAGGGTGGAAAGATCAGCACCGCAGAACACAAAAATCCTAAGCACAAAGGGTGGTAATTTATGGCTTACAGCGGTACTGTCGGACAAACTGTAGTCACCGTACAGCAGTTCATTGACCAAGGTGCCCGTCTATCGGGTAAGCTTGCGGAAGAGCTCACCGTTGAACAAGTCCAAGCCTCTAAACAGGCGCTTTTCTTTGCCCTCAGCAACCTCATCAACCAAGGCATCAACTATTGGGCAATCAACAAGACCGTATACGGCCTTCAGCCCAATCAATACGAGTACTTGCTACCTCTGGGTGGGGTTGATGTCTTAAACGCCCTGTATCGCACTATGACGCGCCCTGTGGGGTCGTATACATCGAGCGCAGGCGGCGTGGTGGGCAACATCGCTGATGGCAACATCAACACTTACTGCCAACAAACATCGCCCAACGGCAACTTCACGGTCAACTACGGCGCGTCGAACACCCAATACATTGGGTCAATTGGCTTCATGCCATACATTGCCAACAATGGCAGTGCGGTATGGAACTACTACCTGCAGTGTTCAAGCGACGGAACCAACTGGACGACCCTGTACACCGGCACCAATGTGACCGTGACCAACGGGCAGTGGATTTATCAAGACATCGATCCCGGCGCCAATGTGGCCTACTATCGCATCCAAGCGTTTGGTGGCACAACTTTGGCCTTGGATGAGTGGTATCTCGGTTGCAACTCGACTGAGATCACCATGGCGCGCTTGAACCGCGACGACTACACGAATTTGCCCAACAAGAACTTCACAGCCAATCAGCCGTATCAGTTCTGGTTCAATCGTCAATTGCCTCAAGCAAAGATCACGCTGTGGCCCACACCATCTGACCCATTTGTGCAGATGACTGTGTGGTACTCGCGTCAGATTGACGATGTTGGCGACCTGAATGGACAGCTTGAGATTCCTCAGCGTTGGAATCAGGCCATTCAATTCATCTTGGCCCACCAGATGAGCATGATCCTGCCCGGTGTCGAGCAAGGACGCATCACTTACTTGGAAGGCCAAGCCGAGAAGTACTTCATCATGGCTGAGAACGAAGAGCGCGATAAGTCGCCGATCTACTTCGCCCCGAATATTTCTGTCTACACGAGGTAAGCATGCCACGCTTCCTCGACACCACCGGCAATGCAGTAATAGCGATCTTCATCTGCGACAGATGCAAGATGAAGCGTCCTATTATTGAAGCCATGCCTGACCCAAACTTTCCGGGTCTGAAAGTGTGTCAGCGTGGTTGCGCAGATGAGAAAGACCCGTATCGTTTGCCTGCGCGCAAGACTGAACGGATTACTTTGCAGTTCCCTCGCCCCGATGTCAGCGTTGCGGCAGATGATGAAGGTTTGGTGTTGACGCCAACTGGAACAGAGATTCCGGGCGGCGATCCAAGCGAGTGGTACATCAGTACTGAAGGCAACACACAAACACCAACACAGACGGGCAACAACGACATCATTACTCCAAACCCATCTACACCGACGAGCGAATAACATGAGTGGACAAGTAACCATTACCCAACTACCAACAGCAGGAGCCTTGACTGGCTCCGAGCTCGTTCCTGTCGTTCAAAACGGTGTTACCGCGCAGACCACCACGGGCGCAATTGCAGGCGCCGGCGCGCTGAATTACCCTTTCCTGACCGTTGGATCGACTGCAGGGCTGACTCAGGCTCGTTATTTGAGCGCCACCTCTGGCCTTTCATTGACTGACAATGGTGCAGGAAGCACCCTGCAGATCAATATGACGGGCCCGGCGGCAAGTTTGAACGCCGCGAGCACCGGAATCATTGTCAAGAACGGGGCCAGTACGGTCATCAACAGGCTTTTGGCTGTTGGTGCAGGCATGACCATCGCCAACGCAGATGGCATCGCAGGAAACCCCACATTTGGCCTCAGCACCAACCTTCAAAACCTGTCCAGTCTATCTGGTACTGGTTTGATGACCATCAATGGCTCGACATTCAGTCAAACAGCCATCGGTGGTACGACCAATCAGATCAATGTGGCTTTTGGCAATGCTGTGGGTGGCTCGCCAACCATTAGTCTGGTGTCAAATCCTGTTTTGCCGGGCACTGGTGGCGTTCAATTGCCTTCTGGTGGCACTGCACAGCGTTTGGCAAACAACGGCGTCATGCGCTACAACACCGATACCCAGACCATGGAGTTCTACGCAAGTAGCACATGGCAAACAATCGGCACCGGCAGTGGCTCTGTGACCAATGTGCAAGGCACAGTCAACCAAATTGTGGTCACCAACGGCACCAGTGTGCCTGTGATTGGCCTTGCATCGAATCCAACCCTGCCCGGCACCAACTTTGTTCAGTTGCCATCAGGCACGACAGCACAGCGCGGTACACCTGCACAAGGTGCGTTCCGCTACAACACCGACACCGGCACTTTGGAAGCCTACACAACCGGCGGTTGGGGCTCAGTGATCTCTGGTTCAGGTGTTGCGACTTTTAGCGCAGGCTCAACAGGCTTGACACCAAATACACCGACATCGAGCGCGGTGGTATTGGGCGGTACGCTCAATGCAGGCTCTGGCGGTACCGGTGTGGCAGGAACACTCACAGGTTTTGCTTACGCCAACGGCACTTCAGCCTATACAGCCGCAACCACAGCTCAATTGTTGACGCTTTTGGGCACAACCCCTGTCGCGAATGGCGGTACAGGGCTCAATACAACGCCTACAAATGGACAATTACTAATTGGTAATGGTACGGGCTACACGCTGTCTACGCTGACCGCAGGCACCGGCATCACCATTACCAATGGATCGGGCACGATTACACCATCCATCACAAATACGGGCGTCTCTGCAGGCACTTACGGGTCTGCTTTGGCTATTCCACAGATTACGGTCAACGCTCAAGGTCAAATCACAAGCATCACCACCAATGCTTCGGGCGCGACTACCTATCAAGGCACATGGAATGCGGCGACAAATACCCCAACATTGACCTCATCAGTCGGTACAAACGGTTACTACTATGTGGTTTCGACTGCAGGTACAACCACTTTGAATGGCATCAGCTTGTGGTCTGTTGGTGATTGGGCTGTGTTCAACGGCTCTGTGTGGGAAAAGGTCTTGGGAAGCTCTTCTGAGGCATTTAACAGCATCACAGTGACCGGTTTGACTGGTTTCATGTACGCCAACGGCACAAGTGCTGTGACCAACGCCACAACTGCGCAGGCATTGAGCCTTATTGGTATCGTGCCAATCGCAAACGGCGGTACAAACAGCACAGCAACGCCTACCGCAGGCGGTGTTGGGTATGGCACAGGTACTGCACATGCCTATTCTGCCGCAGGAACATCAGGAAATGCCTTAATTTCTGGCGGCGCAGGAGCTCCTGCGTTTGGCAATTTGGCTCTTGGCACTGCCAATACCAATGTGTCTGGCTCTTTGACTGTCACAAACGGCGGTACGGGTCTTTCAACACTTGCGACTGGTTCTTTGGTTTATGGTGCAGGCACAAGCGCATTCAGCACTCTAGCAATCGGGTCTGCAGGACAAATCTTGACTGTCAACTCAGGGGCTACAGCACCACAGTGGTCAACTCTGTCTGGCGTGGCTGTGACCACACTCAGTTTTGGCACTACAGGTTTGACACCGTCCACCGCGACCTCAGGCGCAATTACTGTGGCAGGAACGCTTGCAACAGCCAATGGCGGCACTGGATCAGCAAGTACCGTCAGCACCATCGCATCGTTCAACAACTTTGCGCCGGGTTACACCAATGTGCCCACAGCAGGCGGCACAACAACGCTGACAAATACTGCGACCTTCTACCAAAACTTCAGCGGCACAAACACACAAACAGTCAAACTGCCTGCTGAAAACACAATTTTGGCAGGTACAGCTTATGTGATCGACAACGATTCAACAGGCAATATCACCGTTCAAGACAGCGCAGGCAATTTGTTGGCGACTGCTGTTCCCGGTGGTGCAGGTTGGATTTATTCGACATCAGCAAGTGCGGCGACAGGTAACTGGGCCGGTTATTTGTTACCTCCCGGCAATAGTACAACAGGATTGCTCACATGGGGTAGTGCCGGTCTGAACATGGCAAGCAGTTACATCCAAGGCGTGACAACCTTGAACATGTCTGGTCAATTGACCAATACGGTGGCGACTGGAACCGCACCTTTTGTTGTTTCTAGCACAACGACTGTTGCCAACTTGGGAGCCACAAACACGGTCAACACGGCGGTGACTGCGGCTTCTACGGGCGCGACAAACTATCTAACTTTCGTAACGGCGACTAGCGGCAATTTGCCACAATTGGTAAACTCGTCAATAACTTGTAACGCGGCAAATGGCACAATCACAGGTGGCATTGCAGGCGGCGCATTCTAAGGAAAAAACATGGCACAAAGCGGATACACCCCCATACTAATTTACGCCAGTGGCTCAACTGGAAACACGCCTTCTGCATCCAACTTGACAAGCAGTGCGTCGGGCGCTGAATTGGCATTGAACTACTTTGATGGCAAGCTTTTTTACAAAGATGCATCAGGTAATGTGCAGGTGTTGGCTTCCAAAGCAGGCAACATCAATGTATCCTCAATCAGCTTTGGCACAACCGGCCTGACCCCCAACACTGCAACCACAGGCGCTGTGACTGTTGCAGGCACATTGGCAACCACAAACGGTGGTACAGGACTTACTGCGTTTACTTCTGGTGGCGCTGTTTATGCCACTTCAACCTCGGCTTTAACAACCGGAACTTTGCCAGTAGCTTCGGGTGGCACAGGTTTGACTTCGCTGACTGCAAACCAAATTCCTTACGGTAATGGAACAAGCGCTTTTCAATCAAGTGCTAATTTGACTTTTAATGGTACATCATTAACGCTTACAGGAACAGGTTTCATCAAAGTTAATGATGGTACAAATGATGTTATGCGGTTGTACCAAAGCGGTGGTACTTCATACATTGATACTGGCTCTAGCACTCAATCTCTAGCTATTGGAACAAGTGGTGCATATCCTTTAATTTTTAGACCAAACGGCGCAGAAGCAGGTCGCTTTATAACCACAGGTCAATTTGGTGTTGGATTGACTCCATCCAACAATAATTACTACATTCAATCTGCGGGTGGCGTTAGTGCGAGCGCAAGTGTTGTTGCTCAAGGCAGTTTACAGCCCTATACGGGCAAGGGAATTTTCTTGTCTTGGGAAACGACTTACGGTCGATTGGAGGCATATGACTACGGCAGTTCCGCATATCAAAACATTGGCATTTCCCCCAATGGAGGTAATGTCGGCATTGGTATTGTTGGTTCTTCTACCTACGGAAAACTTGCTGTAAGCGGAAACATGGCCCAGTGGGGTAGTGTCTCAAGTGGGTCAGAACTTACTCGGATTCAATGGTACAACACCGCCACCAACTACGATGTTTCTTCCATCCGAACCTTCATCGGCTCTGGTCAAGTTAACCGTGGCGAACTTGGGTTCTATGTTAATAATGGAGCCGGACAGCTACAGGCAATGTATATCAATTACGCCCAACAAGTTCTTGTTGGTGCGGGCGGTAGTCAATACCAACAGTTCAATGTCTACTCTGCATCAGGCAGTGACGGTATTGGCATTCAAACTGGTTCAGGATATGGCGCATTAGTAATGCGTGGCGCAACCGAAAACCGTATCTATGGAATCGGTGCTGTGCCATTGACTTTTTATGCAAATGGCACTGAATATGGTCGCTTTACTAGCGCAGGCTATCTAGGTATCGGGACAAGTTCACCTTCTCAACAACTTTCAGTTTTAAGTAATACAGATTGTGCAAACTTTCAATGCTCTGGTCAAAATGTCTCTCTTTATGTAAACAACAGTAATGCAAGTTGGGATTCAGTATGCCGTTTTAATAATACGGCATCTGGCAAATGGTGGGATTTGCGTCTTGGAAACAGTTCAAGCACATCATCACCCCCATTTACTATTTACAACACCAACAGTGCAGGTGTTCAACTTAATTGGGGTTCAACTTCATGGACATCATATTCCGACCCCAAACTGAAAAACATCACAGGGACATATACCGACCCATTGACTGACATTGCTCAAATTAAAACAATCAAATTCACTTGGAAAAATGATGCAGAAAACAAACCACAAGTTGGTGTTGATGCAACAACTGTTCAAAATGTTGTTCCAGAAGCAATGGATGTAGTTAAAAAAGAAGGTGAAATAGAAGGGTATTTGGGTGTTCGCTATACAGAACTTATTCCCTTGATGATTGCATCTATCCAAGCATTGACAGCAGAAGTTAATCAATTGAAATCTAAACTAGGAGCTTAATCATGACCACTATCGCATGGACAATCGACTGGATGGAAACATCCACACAAACAATTGACGGCTACTCACAAGTCGTCTTAACTGCCGGATGGCGTTGCACTGGTACTGATACCACCACTGCCACACCTCCTGTGACTTACACAAGCAATGTGTATGGCACTTGTTCTTTCCCTGTGCCCGCATCAGGTGGATCATTTACGCCATATTCGCAACTTACTCAATCTCAAGTTGTTGGATGGTGTTGGGCGAATGGCGTTGATCAAGGGGCGTCTGAAGCAAGCGTAACTGCAAGTGTTCAAGCGCAAAAGAACCCGTCCCAAGTTCAATTGCCTTTGCCTTGGTCTACACCTGCGGCATAATATTTAAGGGGAAGCCACCACCCCATTTTGGTGGCATTTTCACGGAGATGTGAGATGAACGAAATCAAACTAACAACAGACTTGGTCAACGCAATCATGCAATATTTGGGTTCCAAACCCTTTGTTGAAGTTGCGGGCCTCATCCAAGAAGTACAGAAACAAGCACAGGCACAAGGCGCACAGCCTGCCGCCGAAGCCGCCCCTGCACCTGCAGAGGCATCACCAAACTAAACCATAGGAGCCATCATGCAATTTTTGAACGACATTCGTACTTATGTTGAGGAATTTGACTCTGAAGTGAGTGAAGAGATTCACCGTTTCATTGACTTTTTGCAAGGCAAATACGAGGCAATGCAACCTAAAGACGCAGTGGTGGCTCCTCCCTCTCAACCTGTTGCCGCACCAGTGCAAGCGCCCGTAGAGGAGCCTGCTGTTGAGGCACCAGTGGAAGAGGCCCCAGTGGCTGAAGAAGCTCCTGTGGAGGCCGCAGAGGCGCCTGCTGAAGCAACTGAAGCGCCTGCTGAGGTTCCTACAACCGACGCACCGACTACTAATTAAATTAGTAATACGAAAGGCTGATCATGGCTGAAAAGTGGATTCAAAAAGCGATTAAGCATCCCGGCGCTTTGCACAAGGAGCTCCATGTTCCTGAAGGCAAGAAGATTCCGATGAAGAAGCTTAACGCCGCCGCCAAGAAACCCGGCAAAGAGGGTCAACGAGCTCGCCTCGCCAAGACCCTAAGGGGATATGACTAAATGTCGGAGGAATCCTTGGATACACGCCTATCAGTCCATGAAGCCGTCTGTGCAGAACGCTACAAGAAGATCGAAGAGTCTTTTAGTGGCGTCACAGAACGATTTGACGACGGCTCAAAGCGCATGGCAAAGATCGAGTACCTGCTTTATGCGGTGATCGTTGCTGTGCTTCTCGGCCCCGGTTTCGCGGCTGAGTTCGTTAAGAAATTTTTGGGGTAAACATGATGAATTTGTCCGATATCTTGAAAGCGGTTTTACCCATACTGGTTGTTTGTATTGGGTGGCTTTTGGGTGAGGTCAGTTCGTTTCAAACCCGTCTCACGCAGATTGAAGGCAAGATGCCTGCGCTCATCACTGCCGATGGCATACCAACTGACAGCCCCATCTCGGCAGAGCGCAGACATGTACTGAAGTCCGAATTGGAGCGAGAAATCAACGATCTCCAAGTAAGGGTAAGGCTCATTGAAGAAAGGAATAAAAAATGAATCCAATTTTTGAATTGTTAAAAGTCAAAGTTGAAATTTTTATTCGCAGGCTGTCTGAGGCCACGCCATCTTGCTTGATGATGATGGTTCAAGGCAATGTGCTCGCGTTGACACTGCCTCATTGGATCAAGGCTCTTCAAACGGGCGCAATGACCGGCGGTCTTGCTGTCCTTATTTCGTTTTTTGGTCGCAAAGAACTGCAAGACAACAAATTTGTTGTGGCAGGCTTGACTGGATTTTTAACTGCAATTTCAGACCTGATTTCTCATCCATCGCACTTCGGTGGTGAGACAACTGAGGCAATTGCAACTGGTGTTGGCGCCGGCTTATTGTGCATGGCCCTATCAAATATTGGGAGCAAATAATGTTGGACTGGCTAACTGGTGGTGTCTTTGGAAGCCTCTTAGGGGGCATTTTTCGTTTGGCACCTGAGATTCTGAAGTACCTCGACAAGAACGACGAGCGCAAGCACGAACTGGCTATGTTTGGCCTGCAGACCGATCTGGAAAAGATGCGCGGTCAGTTCACGATGGAACAAAAATATGTTGAGCACAGCACTGCTCAACTGGAAGCAATTCAAGAGGCGTTCAAGGAACAAGGCGAAGAGGCCAAGGCCAGTTACCCATGGGTGGCGGCTCTGTCTGCTCTTGTGCGCCCCATGGTCACCTATGTGCTCTTTGGCATGTATGTGGCCTTCAAGATTTCGGTGATGGTCTACGCTTTCAACAGCGGCGCTAATTGGCACGACATCATTGTCGGCAACTGGACGGCAGACGACTTTGGCATGCTCAACATGATCTTGACCTTCTGGTTTGTGGGTCGAGCGATTGAGAAGTATCAAAAATGATCGGCGACGCCATCAGACTGGCGAGCGAATCCCTTGTAAAGCCGTTTGAAGGCTACGCAAGGCGCTTGCCTGACGGTGGATGCCAAGCCTACCCTGATCCGGGCTCACACGGGGCTCCTTGGACGATTGGATGGGGTTGTACGGGGCCAGACATTGGCCCTGACACTGTTTGGCCTGTAGAGAAGGCCCAAGAGGCCCTAGATCAGCATTTGTTGTATTTTGCGAGCAACGCCCTCAAGTTGTCGCCCGGCCTCGCCAACGAGCCGGATCGTCGCTTGGCGGCGGTGATCAGCTTCACCTACAACTTGGGGCTTGGCAGTTACCGGGTGTCCACCTTCAAAAAACGGGTTGACGCCAAGGATTGGAGCGGGGCCTGCGAAGAGATTGTGAAATGGAACAAGGCATGCGGCAGGGTTTTGCCGGGCCTGACAAAAAGACGAATGGCAGAGGCATCTTTATTGAAATAAAGTGACCTTGTGAGATTGTTAACCTGATGGGAAAATAGACATAACAATGGGGAAAATATGAGCACCAATACACCATCATGGGTAATGACTTATGACAGTCTGACTTACTATGTACTTCAGTACCTAGAACGGTCAGACCAAGCCACCATTAACGCTATTCCCACCTTCATTACTCTGGCTGAGTTTGAGATTGCCCAAGAGATCAAAACCTTGGGCCAATTGCAAGTCGCTGAGTCGGTGATGAATATTGGTCAACCAACAATTGCCAAGCCTGCTCGGTGGCGCAAAACCGTGTCCATGAGCATCACGGACAGCGCAGGCAATCGCACCCCTGTTTTGCTTCGCAAGTACGAGTATCTGACCAACTATTGGCCCGACAACGCCAATGTAGCAAAGCCGCTCTACTACGCAGATACTGACTGGGATCACTGGTACATCGCCCCGACGCCGGATGCGGCCTACAACTTCGAGGTGCTGTACTACGAGCGCATCGCTCCATTGAGCTCGACAAACCAAACCAATTGGCTGACCCAGAATGCCCCAACAGCGATGCTGTACGGCACTTTGTTGCAGGCAATGCCTTTTCTCAAAAATGATCAACGCGTGATCTTCCAACAAAAATACAGCGAAGCCATCAAGTCGCTGAAAGATGAGGATGTGTCTCGTGTTGGTGACCGACAAGCCGTTGCTGTGGATAGCTAATCATGACTACATACTCCTCACCCTATACCGGACAGACCATCAACCCATCGCAAGTTGGGTATGAGGCGCTGACAATCAGCACCAACACAACTCTGCAGTGGCCCATCAACAGCAACAGCTCGAATGTAGTTGCTAACATCATCGATGTGATCGCAACAGCCAATGGTTTGCAGTTGATTTTGCCGCCTGCTTTGGAAGTCTCTGTTGGTCAAGCATTCATCGTTCGCAACATTGGGAATGGCTCGCAGTATTCGTTCACTGTCGCCAACAACTCCGGCGGCACGATTCAGACAATCCCTGTTGCACCGACGACCTCGACAGTCAACACCTACTACATCTACCTGACTGACAACACCACAATCAATGGCTCATGGTCAACGATTGCTTTGGGTATTGGCACCTCGGCCTACAGCGCAAGTGCGCTTGCAGGCTATGGCTTGGAGGCCATCAACAACACCCTCAACACGGTGCTTGCGGTCAATCAATTTGCCTCGAATTACACACTCAATTCGCAAGACCAATCGTCGCTGTATGTGTGGACTGGTGGCGCAGGCACAGTCACTTTGCCTCAGGCCGCAACTGTTGGCGCAAGTTGGTATGCGGTGCTCAAGAACGACGGCACAGGCATCTTGAATGTTGTTGCGCAAGGCACAAGCACGATTGACTTCACCAGTACATCTGCGCAGTTGCAGTTGGGAGAATCGTTTGTCGTCACCACCGACGGCACGAACTGGTACACCTATGCCTATGGTCAGTCTGCACAGTTCTTTTTTACTTTGTTAAGTTTGCCGGTCACCGGTGGCACTGTAACGCTGACCTCTGTGCAGGCATCGAGCATCATTCAGGAATACACCGGCACACTGACATCAAATTGCACGATCATTTTGCCTCCAACGGTGCAGTTTTACTCACTCCAAAACAACACCTCTGGCTCATTCTCGCTGACATTCTCAACCGGCGTTGTTGGCGGCACGACCATTACTTTGCCTCAGGGTCAAACGATCATTGCGATTTGCGATGGAACGAATGTCTACAACGCTCAGACATCGACCTCAAGCTTTATCCAAAACTTGAAGATTGGTAACGGTTCAGCCGCCGCGCCTTCGTTGGCTTTCCAAAGCAACCCATCAACCGGCTTGTACTTAGCGGCATCGGGCCAAATTGGTTTTGCAATTTCTGGGCTTGCGGCAGGTCAATTGACTGCCACTGGCCTCTTGTTGCCTGTTGGCATCAACGGTGGAGCGTTCTAATGACTGCAAAAGTCGCCATCCTTGCAATACCACCCGGCATACAGCGCGACGGTACGCTCTTTGCGGCCCCTTGCTACATCGACGGTGAATGGTGTCGCTTCCAATACGGGCGCCCACGCAAGATGGGTGGCTACACTGCGTCCTTCGTGAACGCGCCCGGCATCAGCCGAGGCATGATCTTGCAGTCCCAAGATGGTCACACATGGGTGATCTCAGGGTTCAGCGACAGCATTCAGCAGTGGACAATCGACAACGATGATGCTGTGGGCTCTGGCCCAACTGCCATCAATCCTGTTGGCTCTGTGACTGGAGTGAGCATCGTCACACAAGGCACTGGCTATGTGAACGGCACCTATACCAATGTGCCACTTGTTACTACGACGGGCACCGGTGCTTTGGCGACTGTGGTCGTGTCGAGCAACCAAGTGTTCTCAGTTGCCATCACCAACGGCGGCACAGCCACATACCCGTATGGCGAGAGCTTCACGATCAGCAACGCAAGCATTGGCGGCTCAGGATCGGGCTTTGCAGGCGTTATTACTGCCAACTCAGCCTTCACCCCCAATGACCTCAATTTGTGGCAGTTTGACACCGGATACGACCCCTACGGCACCGGCAACAACAATGTGATTGCGCATCCGGGTTTGAACCTTGAGCACATCGACAACACGACCAACACCCGACCTTTGATTGGCCCCTTTACCGGCACAACAATGACGCCTGTAGGCGTCTTTTCACAGACGGGTACCACCACCAACATGTCCAAGAATGTGACCTTTACGACGACCAATGTCGCCATGGGGCCCGGCGTGTCTGTGACTGGTGCAGGCATCCCTGCCAACACGGTGATCGTGTCTGCCTCATTGGTCGCAGGCGTGTGGACGGTAGTCTTGAACAACGCGGCTACCGCATCAGCCACTGTTACCTTGACTTTTGACAACAACATCAGCGTGTCTGGTGGTGTTGTGATGCTGTATCCGTACCTCTTTGTGTACGGCAACAACGGCCTGATTCAGAACTGCGCCGCAGGCAACTTCAACGACTGGACATCTGCTGACTCGAATGCCAACAATGTGGCCTCTACCAAGGTCATTAAAGGTTTGCCTCTACGGGGAGGCACAACCTCCCCCTCTGGGCTTTTCTGGACACTTGACTCAGTGGTGCGCGTGACCTATGCGCCTCAGAATGTGGGCACATCGACGCTCTACTGGCGCTATGACTTGATCACCCAACAGTCTTCGATCATGTCGAGCTCGTGCGTGATTGAATACGACGGCGTTTACTACTGGGTGGGCACTGACCGATTCTTGATGTACAACGGTGTTGTTCAAGAAGTTCCCAACAGTCAAAACCTGAACTGGTTCTTTGACAATGTCAACACCGCACAGCGTCAAAAAGTGTGGGTGAGCAAAGTGCCTCGTTGGGGTGAAATCTGGTGGTTCTATCCACGCGGCGACGCCACAGAATGCACCGACGCGATTGTCTTCAATGTGCGCGACAAGATTTGGTATGACGCAGGCTCTGCACCGGGCGCTCGACGCTCTGCAGGCACCTTCTCGGAGGTGTACAAGAAGCCTATTTGGGCGGCAAACAATCAAAACGACACCGGTCAATACGACTTGTGGGTGCATGAACAAGGCACCGATGAAGTGTATTTGAACCATGTCAATGCCATCTATTCTGCCTTTGAGACAAATGTCTTGGGCACCTCTGCCGGTTTGGTGGGTTCACCTCAGGGTGGCGACAACTTATGGACGCGTTTGGAGCGCGTAGAACCTGACTTTCAACAAGTTGGGCAGATGGACATGATTGTCACGGGTAAGGGCTATGCAGACGACACTGACATCGCCTCTGAGCCCTACACTTTTGAGCCGTCTACCCTTAAAATAGATTTAAAAGAACAACGCCGTGAAATGCGGTTGCGGTTTGAGTCAAACACCCAAAACGGTAACTATTTCTTAGGCCGTGTTGTGCTGAATGTGGAAACTGGCGATGTTCGCGGAACAGGAAACCCATGATAAGTTATGACCCACGAGGAATGACTTGGGATCAGTACAACAAACTGATGGAAGAGCTGTTTGCGTCAAACCAGTTGGGCCATGTGCCCGAAGAAAACTGGAGGCAGTGGGTAGATGGATTAAATGGGATTGGATATTTTGTCCAGTCTGGGGTGCCAGACCATAGAAGTTATGCGAACTGGCAAGAATGGGCAATGGCTATGACAGGGATCATGTCTGTCACACCAGTACAGGAGAACTTTTAATGAAACCGTCAGAAGTCATAACACACGACTCCAAGCAAAGGGGCTTGGATCACAATCTCGTCATGGGCGCGGTTGCCAAAACCGTCAAAGATGGCGGCATTCTTTTACACGGCGGCAAGACCTCGCTTCTCTTGGAAAAGATCGCACCCGGCGAATTTTCTGCCCACCTTTTCACACAAGACCCACCCGTCGTTCTGGCTCGAACATTGGTTCGATTCTTTAGAAATATCGAGCGACGCGGCATCCATCGTTTGTACGGCAAAGCCGACAACGGCGGGATTATCAATTTACTTAGACGACTTGGTAGACAGATAAATGTTCCTGTAAAGGAATCTGATCGCGCAGGTTATAACTGGATGATTAAATTATGAGCAAAATAATTTTTGGCGGTTATAGCAATCGCAATCAGGGCGCGCAATTACACGACCCACAACCTCAAGCAGATGACATTCTGAATTGCGGTCAAGTCGCTCATCATTATGGTGGTGGCGGCGGTATTGGAGCCCTTGCAAGCTTGGCCTTGGATGTCGCCACGGGTGGCGCAACAAGCTTCTTGTGCGTTTTAGGTGATGCGGCTTGCGCAGTATGCGCGGTAGACAGTGTTGCCTGTTTCCTGTGCTCGGCAGGATGCGTCGCTTGCGCTGTAGGATGTGAATCTTGTATTTCTTGTGTTGGAGATAATTGCGGTACTGGAGAATGTGCCAATACCTGCAATACTTGTTACGGCGGCTGTGAACAATGCATTGGATCAACAAACCAAAGCGGTTTGTGCTGTGCAGGTTGCATGGAATGCTGTTCATGCGTTTGCACCTCTGGATGCAGTTTTGACTGCGGTCACAATCCATACAATCCCGGCACTTGCATAGGTAACCCCGGCACATGCATTGGTCAGCCTTGTGGTGTTTGCATGGCATGCGCCTGCACCCCCATGTGTACACCTACAACATGTATTGAAGGGCCTGCATGCGGATGTTTGCCTTGCACATGCGGCGTATGTTGCTGTGATAAGGGTTATGGCCCCGGTCAGCAATGTATAACCCAACCCAACACCTCTTGTATTTCTGGCCCATGCGCACAAACCGGATGTGATGTTTGTCAACCAATTTGCTGTGACAAAGGCTATAACCCCGGTCAAACTTGCATCACACAGCCCGGCACGACTTGCCTTCCAACAGGCTGTATGCCAAGCCTTTGCACACCCGGCGCCTGCACACCCGGTGTTTGCACAACTAATTTCTGCACCCCAACATTCTGCAGTGGTGGCCTAGCATGCGGCGTTTGCTCGCCATTCTGCTGTGTGCCTTGCTTCTGCTGTACCTGTGCATCTTGCATCCCAACTTGCACTACTTGTACATGCTTGCCATGCTGTGTTGATCCCTGCGCTCCATGCAATACCTGCACACCATGCGAACCTTGCTTGCCTTGCGGTTGCACCCCAAGCTGTGAAACTCCATGTTCTTCTGACTGCACCCCTGAGGGTTGCTGTGTAGGTTGCTGTGTTTCATGCTGTGGATGCGATTGCACGACTTGTTGTACAGATTGCTGTACAGCTTGCTGTGATACCTGCTGTACAGATTGCTGTGCATGCTGTGATACCTGCTGTTGCGATACTTGCTGTTGCGATACATGTTGCTGTGATATGTGTTGCTGTGATATGTGCTGTTGCGACACCTGCTGTTGCGACATGTGCTGTTGCGACACTTGTTGCTGTGACACTTGCTGTTGCGATCAATGTTGCTGTACAGACAAGTGCAAGCCTAAGAAATCAAAAGGCCCAACAGGCAAAAAGCCTGCAAAACACAAGCCTGTCAAGAAGCCTGCTCAAGGTTCTGCTAAAGGTCAAGGTGGCCCATCAGCCTTATGCGGTGTTGCCAACCTATTGAAGGCCGGTGGCGCTAAGAAAGCGCTTGAACTTGCCAAGCTTGGTACTGGCAACATCGGTGAAAACATTGGTGGCTTGAGCAACGCAAGCGGCAAAGTTGCCGCATGTCAAATTTCACCTTGCAAAGGTCTTGGCTACGGTTGCCTTGCCGAGGGTGGTTTGTTCCATGCCGCAAGTGGTGGTAAGGCCAAAATTGCTAACTTGGCTAAGTTGACTACCAATGCAGTTGGCGATTCAAGCAATCTTTTGGGCACTGTCAATCAGCGCGTGATGGCCTGCCAAATCTCTCCTGATAAAGGTTTGGGATATGGCTGTCTGGCCTCTGGTGGTCAAGTCCATCATTTCTCTGGTGGTGGCACTGAAGACTCTGAAGAAACTTGCATCTGCAAAAAGATTCAAGCCATTAAAGACGCCACTGCTGAGGCTACAAAATCCAAAAATGACGCTTTTGACATTTCAAAATACGAACCAAAGTTCGCATGCAGTCAACCTGAGATTTTGGTGAATCGCGGTTCAGGCCAACATTTTACCAATGCGCCCTTGTCTCACATTTATCAAGGCATCACAGGCCATGCTGAAGGCGGTGGATTGCCTGCGGCTTACCATAGCGCAACACCCAAAGGTCACCACCCTGAGTTCATCACTGGTGTGACCGGGTATTACGCTTGCGGTGGTGGTACTGGACAGTCTGACGACATTCCTGCCATGCTTCACGACGGCGACTATGTGATGGATGCTGAGACAGTATCTGCACTGGGCGACGGTTCAAGCAAGGCCGGTAAGCAGGTGCTTGATGGCTTTAGAACCAAGGTGCCTCACCGCGTACATCGTCATGCAGATGGTGGCGTTGCAGGAGCCAATCCTGTGCCTGCCAAGATTGCTGACGGCGAGTATGTCTTCCCTGCGGCGTTTGTCACGGCGCTTGGACAAGGAGATAATAAGCGAGGGGCAGAAATTTTGGACGGCATGCGTGAAAAGTTGCGAGCTCATAAGCGCAACGCTCCTCTGTCTAAGATTCCACCGAAGGCTAAGTCTCCCCTTGATTACATAAAAAAGGGAACGAAGTAAATCATGGCAAACTTACTACAGTCCTCACAAAATAAATCGACCTGTGCGCCGTCGTATTACACGAACTACCTTCAAAACCTAGCAACCAAAGGTCAGCAGGCACAGTGTGGCGCACAGTTCGTAGGGGCTCAACCCCTGCAACAAGAGGCTTTTTGTAAGGCCGCGACAAACTTTGGAGCCCAACAGGGCAACTTTGCAACTGCTCAAAATTTGTTGGGATGCGCGGCTAAACAGAACATCACCGGTTCTGCGGCTCCTTTCCTGACCGCAGGCACGAGCACCAACCCACTGTCAACCCTTCAGCCATATGCCAATCAGGCCATGGCTACCACTGGTGTGCAGGCGGCAACTCCTGACATTGCCAAAGGCACAGCATTGTGTGCGGCAGGTGCGGCGAGCCCATACATTCAACAAGCGGCGGCTAAAGGTGGTCTATGCGCGGCTCAACCTGATTTGAGCAAAGCTCTTGGTACAAACATTTTAGGCACAGCACAAGGATTGATTTGCAAGGCCGCTTCAAGAGGCGGTTTATGCGCGGCACAGCCTTACTTGAACAAAGTATCAGGCACTTGCACTGCTCAGTTGGCTCAGTCTTACATGAGCCCTTATTTGCAGTCTGCTGTGCAAAACATGTCAGACATTGCTAACCGCAACATTCAGCAGAATTTGGCTCCTCAAGCCACTGCGGCGGCTGTTGGCTCAGGTCAATTTGGTTCTCAGCGTGGTGCTCAAGTGTTGGGCCAAGTTGAGGCCAACGCAATGCAATGCTTGAACAGTCAGATCGCCAACATGGAAAACCAAGGCTACGGTCAAGCTCTTACTGCCGCAGGCCAGAAACAACAGATTTGCGCAGGGCTTGGTCAGACTGCCGGTACATTGGGCGAACAGCAACAAAGCTTGCTTGCAGGCTTGGCAGGCACCACTGGTTGCTTGGCGGCAAAGTGCGCATCTACAGCGTTGCAAGCAGGTCAAACTGCAGGTTCATTGGCTCAACAACAACAAAACTTGTTGGGTACTTTGGGTGGCACTACAGGTCAATTGACTGCATCTCAGATGCAAAACTTGATCAACGCCGGTGGCACTTTGGGCCAACAGCAAACTGCGGCAAATCAAATTGCGGCAAACTTGGGCTCTACTGCGGCAAATGCTCAACAGGGCTTCAACACAGCCAATCTGCAGGCAGGCCAAACAGCCGGAACGATGGCGGCAGAACAGGCTCGCGCGCTCACAGCGGCAGGTCAAGGCATGGGTTCTCTTGGCGTACAAGCGGCAGGTCAGAATCTGGCTTGTATCAACGCTTTGGCGACTCTGGGTGCTCAATGCCAGACCATCAAGCAAAACCAACAATGCTATCCATTCACGACCTTGTCCAAGCTTTCAAGCTTGTTGCAGGGCGCGCAGATTCCTACCAGTGTCAAGACAACGATGTGCATGTCACCTCTGTCTGGATTGGCGGCAGGTGCCGGACTCATTAAAGGTATTGCATGCTGTTCTAACCTTTTGTGCGATGTCAAATGTTGGTTCAAAGGTTGCGCTGAAGGTGGTTTAGTAAGCGCTAAAGGCGGTGGCAGTATTGGATGCAGGTCAACTCGTCATCTTGGCGGCTTGCCCGGTGGGAGAAAATAATGGCAGATATCGGCGGTTTAGCCAAGGCAATGGATTTGTCAAACACCAACTTGTATGGTGCGGATACTGATCGCCTGCAGGAGCTCAGAGATGCCCAATCCAAGGCCATAGAAGCCCTACAGCACCGCTATGACCATCCAAACTGGTTCAAGGTAGCGGCAGGCTTTGCCAAGCCCCAATTAGGCGGTTTTGTGGCCTCCTTGGGTAGTGCATCTGATGCCTTGGGTGATTGGGTTGAAGAGAAGCGTCAAAACCAAATTCCTGTCAGCCAACTGGAGCTCACAAAAGCTCAGACCAACATGCTGTTGGGCAACGAAGCCAAAGCGGCAGACATTGTCACCAAAGCAAAGACAGAGAACCGTCAACTCACGCCTGCTGAAATTCAAGAGATTACAAACTTGTCACCCAAGCGCGGTGAGATGCTCTTGAAATCCCAGTCAGGCAGAGCCGCTGAAGTTGCAAACAACATCGCAATCACTAAGCAAAACTACCAAGCGCGTGGAGAGCCCATGCCTCCGCTCAATGAGATGGGCCTGCCAGACACAGGGAAATACCCAACTGGTGCAAATAGTGGCACCGGTGGCGGTGCAGGCGGTGGCGGCTCTGGCGTTATTCCTGACAATGTTGCCGGTGGCGATAAAGGCCCGACTGTCAATGCACAAGAAGGTCAAGGTGCAGTTGTTCCCAATAAGGGCGGCATTGAGGCCAACATTGGCGGTGACAACGCAGGTCGCACATTGCCTTCTGCTGTACCTCCTGCGGCTCCTGCCCCTCAAGCACAGCCACAAACAAAGAACATTTATGTGTTGCCCAACGGCGCGCGCGCAAGCGAAGATGTCTATGCATTGCACAAGGCAGGCGTTCCAATCATCAGCAACATCCGCACTCAAGAAGAGCAAGATGCGCTGAAAGATCACCAAGATGCAAATGGCAATTGGTACACCAAGCAAGGTTTGCCTGTTGCCGCAAATGGTGGCAAACACTTGTCTGGCGATGCAATGGACATCGACACTAAAAAGCTTACAGACGATCAGAAAAAACTTTTGGACGACAAGGGTTGGCATCAGCCTGCATGGGCTACAAACCCCAAGAGCTCACAGTACGACCCCAACCATTGGGAGCGCGACACAACTGGTGCTCAGGCTCCTGCACAAACTGCTCAAGTCAAGAAGCCTGAAGACACCACCAAACAGCCAAGCAAGCGCGAGGTGATTGTTTCCAATTGGCGTGATGCATCGCCCATCAATCCTTACACTAATCAAGAAGCCGGTATTAAAGAAACGCAAGCTTATTTGAATGGTCAAGGCAAAACATATGCTGATGGCCTGAATGCTACTGGAAGCAATCAAGTGCATGCCAATGTAATGCGCCCTATCAGTAACTTAGAGTCTGAAGCACAAGACCCGCGCTTTGATCAAGTCATGGGTATTTTTGGCGGTAAGGGATTATTGTCTGGCTTGGCTCAATTGGTTCAAGGTGGCGTGAATGTGAATTTGGCAGACTTCAATGCTCAAGTCGGCGTTAATTTGCAAAAAATTGCTCAAGCTTCTTTGCCTGCTGAGGTAGTTCCTTTTGCGCAAGAGGTATATCGCAATTTAGCGCAGATGGCATTAAACAATCAAAAATCAGCAGGTGTAAGCCCAAGCACCGCTCGCAATGCTGAACTAGGTATTTTGGCTGATGCAAGTGCTCATCCTGAGACTTCACCTGCCGCCGCGCGTTTGTATATTCGTCAATCAAATCTGGCTCAACGCATGAACCGTGATTTGTATTTGGATCATCAAAAATTGATTACCAACACTCACCCTGATTTTGTATTGGATTCCAAATCACCTGTGCCTTTGTATGACGCATCACGCGCCAAAAGCCAACAGTCCATCATTGATGACTATAACCAAGCTCTTGAAAACGAAGTAAAGAAATTTAGAGAACAAACTGCCGCTAAGAAGAAGGGGGCAAACAATGGGTAAGTATTCTTCAGGCTTAAATGATATTTATGGAGCAGAAACTCCTGCAGATGGCGAGGAAAAAAAAGCCTTAGCGCCTAATGAAGAGGTTGTGCGCAAAGAGCCTCAAGGAAACGCAGATGCAGGCTATAAAGGCTTGCCTGAGATGAACTATGGCACCATCAAAGTAGATCAACAGGCGCCTAGCGGTGGCCCCGGCATTGGTGAGGTTTTGGGTGGTGGCGCCGCAGGCTATGCCGCTCACAAAATCAATCAGGCAACGATGATTCCTGATGCGGCTCGCAACAATGCAATCAATGTGCGCAACACCAACAAAGCGCTTGATCAAGCTATCTTGAACCATGCGCCCAATGAGGCTGAATTGGCAGAAGCTGAACTGGGTCACAAGTTTTGGCACAGCGAAGAAGCTCTGAACAAGAACATTGATCCTGCCGATCTGCCTGAGCCTCCACCCAAGGAGCCGGTCAAATTGGAATTCAGCCACGAGGGTGGCCCCGGAGTAGAAAACTATGAAGGCAAGTTTGTTCCAAACGAATTTGACAAAACTTCTCCAAGCATGTCGCACACACAAAAAGTCGTCATTCCTGCGAATGAAGCGGCTTCTTTGCGTACTCAGGAAATTGCCCCCGGCACAGCGATAGAGAAAGAGACTGGGTTGGCCCTTGACCCTGCGGCGCAAAAGGCTCAGATGGAGCGCAAACAAGCCGCATTGGACAAAGCCGAGGCTGACAAACTTGCCTATGAGCAAAAGGTGGCTGACGCCAAGGCAAAGGCCGAGATCAAGATTCAGCCTCAGCGTGACGCCGCAACTCAACGGTTGGAAGCCGCCAAAGCTAACGCACAAGCAACAGGCAAAGAAGTCAGCCGATTGACTGGCAAGTCAGCCCAACAGACGGGCAACCTTAACGCCAACACGGCAGAGATGAATCCTGCAAACGCTCAAAGACTTGAGAATATTGCGACGAAGGGTTCCATGCTTGGCGACATCGTGGAAAGCGGTGGACGCTTGATCAGGAAGTATGGTGGCCCTGCGGCGGCTCTAGCGGCTCCATATGAGTTTGGACAAGCCGCTGATGCTTGGCATGGTGGTGACACCACTGGAGCCATCAAACACGCTGTAAGTGGGCTTGGCGGTCTTGCACAAGCCGCTCCTATGGTTGCGGCGGCAGGTCTTATGGCACCTGAGATTGCGGCAGGGACAGCCGTTGCCGGTGGGTTAGCCGGTGCCGGTGTCCTTGCGCATGATGTTTATGAGAATTGGCCCGAAATCAAGAAGTGGGGCGCGAGCCATTTACCAGACTCTTGGACTAAGTAGTTCCTTCACGCTGAGATCATCTCCCTCAGTGTTTTGCCCCCCTTCAGTGGGGGGCGTTTTTTACTTAAACCAGACGAAGTAATTGGCGAATAGGACGATCAAACCCATCACAAAAATGAAGTTGAAGATCATGCGCATGGGTTGGCCTCCAAACCTTTGATTACAGGCACACGCACCTCAAGGAGCTTGGCGCCCACATTGGGGTTTAAGTGGCCCACGATTTCTGCGCAGGTCGCGAGCTCTTCCTTCATGATGGCAGGGCGAGCGGCGCGCACAAAGGCGTTTGCAAGCTTATGCAGGTCGTCTTCGAGGAAGTTGTAGTTGTCCTCAAGTTGAACCTCGTGGAATATCTTGTTGACCTCTTTTTTACTTAGCATCTTCTTCCCCTTCAAAGTCGAGTTCTTGGTTGGCCTGACGCGCCTGTTGCACTTTCATACCGGCGGTCAGCAATTTGACCAAGTCCATCTGAGATGCAACCTCAGCGGTGAATTGGCTATTCGCAATAAACGCAACGGCACTTTGACGGCTTGGTGCATTGACCAAAGCGGTTTGGTTGTTGCCGGTGACGAGATAGATTCTTTCCTTCATTTTCATACTCCAAATTGATTTTTGAGTTGCCAGTATTGCAACAGGCACTTGAACATTTCCCACCCGCGCGTCAAGTCTTCCTCAGACCATTCCACGATCTTGATCAGACCGGGTTTAGTGCGTGATGCGAAGACATTGGCGCAACGAGCGTGAGGCAGTCCCAAACCATGGCGGTAGGCCGCAAGCTGTAGCAGGTGCTCATCGTATGCCTCGACCTTGTCGTCCTCATCAAAGTCTTTTGACTTGGCGTCAAGTACGATGCCGGTGGGCGCATGCTGATCCGGCTTGCAGTACAAGTCGATCTTGCCGCCATACCCCAGAGGGCTTGCAAAAGACCGCTCTGTGAGCCATGGTTGGTGTGGGTGAGTGCCAAAGTGGATGAAGACTTTTTCTTCAAACGCCTCAGCAATCTCACGGTGAAAGATGTCACCACGCACACCCTCGTACCATGCCTCGATGGATTCATGGATGCGTGTGCCCAGTTCAGCCGCTTGCTTGCCTGTCTCTTTTGAGTCGGCAACGATACGGGCGATGAAGTCCTTTTCAGTCTCCTCAGGCTTGCGCGGCAGGGTAAGGGCGGCGAGAAGCATTTGCTCCTGCTTCCAGACCTCCAAACCGGGCTTTGCGGCGATTTTCAGAACGGTGGTGACCGAAGGTACCAAGTTCATCTTTCGCGCGTCCCTG